CCAAGCCATTACCCATATAAATATATTATATAAAAAAAGTGAGGAAAAATTACTTCCTCACTCTTACATTAGGGCCTTTAGATGTAGATTGTCTACTTACTTTATCGTATTCTTGTTTTTCTTTCTTTTTGGCTTCTAGTAACTTATTGAAGTAGAAGCTTCTCCAATGGATTGGCATAAAGTATACTTCTGACCAAGTGAATCCATTACCGTAATTAACCAATTCCCAAATTTGGCTATGAAGTTGGATACTATAATCACTCGGAAGGGTAAAAAAACGATATCCCAAACGGGATATCGAGAACCTCCTCTTCTCCGGTAATATCAGATATAAAGTTAAAAGTAAGATTTAAGTCAGGTGTAATACTTTGGACATATTTTCTAAATGCACGAGAATCTTTAGATAAAAATCCATTTTTTACCCAATTATTGATATAACCTCTATCGGAGTTTCCATCTACTTCTTGTATCATATATCTAAATCTAGTAGTTACATCTTGTGAAACAGATTCTCCTTTTTGCAATCGTTGTAATGCAGCTATTTCAGTATTAATGTCTTGTTCATCTTTGTGTGATAACAATTTGAATACTATTTTCTTTTTAGACGTTGGTAGTTCGAACTCATATCTATTTTCTGAGTTTAATAATTGTTCGTCTATTTCTTTTGTTTCTACCTTTGATAAATCAATAATTACCTGTTGTTGTTCTAATGTAAATGGGTCATTAACAGTTACATTATATTGAGCACCATAACCCAAGATACGAGTAGCTAATAATATAGCGTTTTTATCACCTATAAGAATATCACCTACATTTATATCTTTACTTACTACAACAGATTCGAATAGTTTATCAAGAACTATTCCTTTTTTTATTAAATTTTGAGAAGCGAGTATATCTTCTTCTTTTGCAGTCATATATTTTATTTCCACTTCACCCTTACTAAGTGGATTTGATTCATCATAAACTTTACCCTTTGACGGTAAAGTGATAATTTCGGTTGGAAAATCGTAATTTGACATATATATTTTGTTTTATTATTTATATATAAATATATAAAAGTAAAAAATATTGATTTTTAGACATAAAAAAAACCTCTACCTTGTGAGTAGAGGTTTTAAAAAATAATGATGAATTAAGTTTAGAATTCTAATATTGCGTAATCGTAAGACAATGTTAGTGAGATGTCTGATGGGTCGTTAGAAGCCCAATCTAAGTCATTAAAGTTAGCAGAAGTAATGAAAGCTCCTTTTAATGTAAATTGTTCTATCTTATCACCAACTGGTCCTAACATATAAATCTGAACATCTTTTTTGTAGAAGTCAGCATAACCATCACGACCTGTAATAGATTCGTGAGAAAGTCTTACCCACTCCATTACCGCTACTGCACCTGATGGTACAATTGGGTCATATAGTGTAATTTCTATGTCTTGCCATTCACCTTTGCCTTTAAGTTGTCTTTTCACATTAATGTGGTCAAGAGTAACTTTTTCAAATTGAATTGACGGTCTGTTTGCAGTCTTAATCAAATATGAAGGTATACCATCGATTTCCATGATGAAACGATTTTTCATCTTCGGTTCGAAGTTGGTATAAAACATATCGTTAAATTCTAATACTTCTGCCATTTTATTTTATCTCCCTTAATTCTTATATAAATATATTGTTTTTAGTTTTTTAACCTGAGAACGTTGCACCTGTTGGTAATATGTTAAAATCAAGTACGATGAACTCGGCAGTTTTCGTTGGTTGTAAGAAAATCTGACCAGCCATTATATTTCTATCAATTACATCAGGAGTATTATTAGTTTCATCCATAACTACACGGAATGCATATAAACCTTGTCTTTGTTGTATTCCTTCTAAATAAGGATTTACAGTATTCAAGAATTTAGACCTTGTAGTTGCAGTGTTTTGTTCGAATACTAAATATCTTGAAGTAGAAGCAATATACTTCTTAACTTTGATAAGTAATCTTCTTACGTTAATTCTGTCTAGTGCCGAAGCTCTATCTTGTAGTGTCTTTTGACCGAATGCTACAATACCTTCACCAGGGAATGTTGCTATTGGGTTTACTTTAGATTCGTATAGTGAATCTCTTTCAGATTGTGTCAGTCTGTTTAGAACAGATACTGCACCAACTATACCACCACGATTTAGACCTGCTGGTGCGAACCATTCAGCTGCAGTAGCGTCATTGGCTGCATAAATACCTGGCATCAATACTGATGGTGGTACTGCCGTTAGTCTATTTGTTCTACTATCAATTGTTTTAACCCAAGGATAGTAAGAACCTACATAATTTGAATCAACTGCGTTTGCTTGAGCAATAGCTTGTGCAATAGTGTCAGTTGTTGCTCCACCTGTTGTAGAGTCGTAAGTTACACCAACAAGGTCACCGATAAAGAATGCATCTTCACGTGCCTCTACCATATCAACAACTTTGTCGAATACATAAGAGTGTAATCTTCTAACAACACCAGGTGCAGTTACTAAGTTAATATCGAAGTCATCTGGATTAGATACTGCATTGATTGCTCTTACATAAGCAACAGAACCACTTGCAGTTGAAGTTGATAAATCAAATCCTTGAGAGTTACCAGCACCAAACTCTTCGTTTGTGTTTAAGTTTTTCTCACCAGCTTTTAGTGGTTTTACTGTTGGAGCAACTCCATCAAATCCACCTTGGAAACCAACTGAGAATTGACGTTTAGCAGTATCAGCGGCAGCTGAACCTGTCATCTCATATCCAAATCCGTGATTAGAAACTACTACTCCACCAACAATAGCGGTAAGGTTAGTAGCATCAAATGCAAAGTCAGTATTAGCACCAACAGTTGCACTTACAGGTGTTGGTTTTAGATAGTTTCTGTTGTTAAGTTTAACAACTGCCGTATCGAAGTCCATACCTGAAAACTTAGTAGTTGAAGATGCATTGTTGTCAGCTGAACCTGTTGAGTAGATTACTGCTGGTACTAATGATTCATCAACACCTGTATAAATTGGGTTAGTGTAAGCACCGTGTCCGAATGGAGCAGCAGTTACTGGGAATGAACCCTCTGGTTTACACTCTACTCTAATGTAACTTGAACGATTTACATAATCACCATTTTCGTTTAGTTTACCGTTAGAGTCAATTGTTCTATTTTGGTCACCAATTACTTTCTTGATATAATTTGGTGAAGCTGGGTCTAAGTTAACATTGTTAAATGTTTCTAAGATAGAAGCTCTTCTGTCTGTGTCAGAGAACTTACGAACTAATACTGAGAAGGATGCATAATCAGTAGAGTTTGATTCACCAGCCGCTTTTACATTAAAAATAGAAACTTTAATGTCTTGGTTATAATAAGTTCCATCACCTAAAGTATGGAAACGGAATAAATCATAACGTTGGTCTGATATAAGTTGTGACTTAATAAAAGGAGTAGTGGCATGAGTCACATCTTGTGAAAAATCTTGTGTAGCCATTTCGATAAGTTCTACTTGAGAACCACTATCAGAAATGTATGTAGTTTGGTCAGTAGCAGTTTTTTCAAAATAAGAATAAACATATCCACCTTTTGTACCATATGGTGAAGTTCCAAATACGTCACGAATGTCTTGGTTAGATGAAGGTAGTACTGATGCAGAACCTTCAAACTGTAACTCAGAACCACTAATAGTGAAATCTGCTGCAGATGGTTGTGATTCTAATACTGTTGCATCGTTAAAACCTGTGTCTAATGCTCCTTTTTCTGTAACGTGGAATGAACCTACAATCTTTCTACCACCATCTGAACCCGATACTGCAATTGCAAATGGGTTAGCATGAGTATAACCACCTATGTGGCCTGTTCTCACTATTGTTACTGTTCCTGCTTCACGCAAATAATTTTGGACTGTATATCCTGTATAATAAGAACCATCGGGTGTACCGAACATTTCTTCAAATTCTGCCTGTGTGTTGACTACTGTTGGTACGAATGCTGGTCCTTTTTGGAAAGGCCCTATTACTGCAGCTCCAATTTCACCAACACCTTGTGCTAAGAAAGAAAGGTCATTTTCTCTCGTAAATACACCAGGTGATACTATCTTTTCTGCCATTTTACTTTACTCCTAGTTAATTTGTGTAAAAATACACATATAAATATAATTTAATTTTGGTAAAGAGTGTTTTAATACAACACTCTATACATTTAATGTATGATTTACTCGATTTTATTCAGATTCTTCAGTAGAATCCTCTACTTGTGGAGTAAATACACCCGTATCAGGATCATAACTACCATCCCCATACTTTTCATTTAATGATGAAAACAATTCTTGTTCTTTTTCAGCCAACTCACCATGTTTTTCTAAAAGTTGGTTTTCAAAAGTTTCCAACTCAGTCATTCTTTTTTTCTTTTCAATTCCTAATTGACCTAATCGAGTAAGTATTTCACTTACATCTCTTCTTAGAGTTAAGATTTGTTCTTGTTCTTCGTCTGTAAACTTTATTGTATCTGCCATTTTTTTTAATTAAGTGTTATTGAGATTATATATATAAATATATACAAAATCACCAAACGTAATTTTTTTTTTAGATTGTAATTGATAGAGCAGATGTATAACTACCTCTTAGACCATGGTCAATTGCTCTTACTCTAACATAGTAAGTACCACTAGACAATACACCATTTGTATCGAAGAATGTAGCTGACCATTCAGTTTCATTCACTACTAAGGAGTTAAAACTTGTACTTGTATCATCTATTTGAATATCGTAAGCAGTAATACCTGTATCACCTGTTGATGATGGTGCAGTCCAAGAAATTGTACCACTACTTTCAGAAAGACCAGTTGGTGCACCAGGTGCAGATAAGTCAGTATGAGTGTTACCACCTTTGTTATGACTTATAAATCCATTTGATAAATAAGTGTCTTGTGGTTCAACATCTATTGTTACAATCTCTTCTGTTCCATTTTGTATCTCAACGTCAGTTACTATTATTTCTTCTACCGAACCACCATTATGTTTAATAAGATAATCACCAACTAATATTCTATGTATTTGTTTGAGTTTGAATAAATTATCTTCTGAATCTCTTACAAGGACAGGATGTTCTGGTGTTGCAATTAATTCACCACCATTTATTGAATACATTTTTTTAGCAAATGAAAATACTACATCTCTAACCGTAACTGACTCAATAGTAGTCATTAAACTACCAACTGACCATCCTAAATAATCACCTTCTTGTTCTCCAAGTGTATTAATACCAATACCTCTTAATTCCATACCTTCTTCAATATCACCAATTTCAATAGTATCACCACCTGGTTTTGTTACTAAAGCATCAACAGGTAAACATAAAGCAGTTGCATTACCATCATATGAATCAACTGAATAAACTGTTTTATCAATATTAGAATTATAGTTAGTCATATCTTCATTTACACCATCTAAATATTTAGTCCTAATAGTATGTGATTCTACTGGTTGTAAAGTTGTTTGACTCCCACCGTCTGTCATATTACTAACGTCAAACGTAGCTTGATAACCATAATTTGTATTCAAGCTTATCTTTGTACCACTTGGAATAGTCCAAGTAAAATTATCTGGTTCATTTTTCAAAAGACCAAAAGAAGAACCTTCATCACTAAAATTCACAGTATATGTTTCTGTTGTGTTTTCTACCGCATACGTGAATCCACTAATTGAATCAACACTTGTAGCTCTTACATCACCTAAGGCAATATTATCACCAGCGGATACTGAACCACCATCGGATTCAAATACTGTCTGCATAGATATGTTTCCACTTCCTGTTGTTATTGCAGCTGCATTTGCAACTCTAGCTAATGATATTGACATTTTCTTTTACTCCTTATATGGTATAAATATAAAGTAAATCA